CTCCCCGCCCTTTCCGCCGCCGCCACCACCACCTATGATCGTGGCCTTGACTTTTGTGACGCCTGGCGCAGGAGTGAACTGGCCGTCCGATGTGAATAGCTGAAAGCCCTTGGAGCTACCAAGATTTCCGGCGGCAACTACAAGCCAATTTGACCCGTCGCTAACCAGAATACAGGAGCTTTTTACCCCTATATCCAGAGTCGACTGACCGCCAATAGTGTCGGAGCCCACCGAGTCCAGCGTGATGATGCCAGATCCACTATTGACGGCCGCCACCACAAAACCGGCACCAAGACTTGATGCGGTATTTAACCAAAGCTTCCAAGTCCCAGAGCAGTTGATGACATGCCCTCGATCTGAAGCCGTCACAGTGTATGAGGCTGTCCTGACCTGAGTCGTTCCGCCCAATACACCCAAACCGGACAAAGCGGAAGATTGAGATCCACTGGATCCCAGAAGGCCGGTGAGGTAGTCGTGCAATGCCTCGATGGCGGACTTGAACTCACCCTCCGTGGTGGATGCGTCCGTAAAATCAGATTTTGAAGGAATTGCTGTCATGTCATGCGCTCCACATCAGGCTGGCATCGGTCGTCCACATCGGGGTCGAGGCAAGGGCTGCCCACATGTAGCCCGCGCTGGATCCGTAATAGGCGGTCGTCCATGGGCCGCGCGTGACGCCAACGGCGGCCACTCGAACTTGCGTGGCCGACCCGTAGACGGCTGGCCCCAGGTAACTGTTTGCCGTGGTATCGCCAACGCGCATCCAGCTCGATCCGTCGGCTGAAATATCGATCAAATATCGCTCGGCTCCCGGGCTTGGCGCCCAGCTGATCACCATCTGGCCGATGTCATCCGGCATCGAGCGCGCCAGCAGGCCGCGCACTACAGGCGCCGTGTCGACCAACGGCAGCGGCCAGGCACTGGAGCCTGGGGTCAAGCCGCTGTCGGCCTGATAGACGTAATCCGAGTCCACCACCAGGCTCAAGTCGACGCTGGTGCTGCTGCGTGGCGTGACGCTCAGCACCTTGGCACTGATGTATTGCGCCTGCGCCAGACCAAAAGCAGCCAATGATCGCTCTCGATCCGATCCGGTGTCGGGGTAACCATCAGCCCAGGTCCAGGTCGTCAGCGTCACCTGATTGGATGCCTCACCTGGAGCCGCCAGGAATGGCCCCGTCGGGCGACCATCTCGTCCACGCCAGGTCAGGTAATGCGATCCGCCGCCAAATGTCACGTTGTCCATCAACGTCACGACGGGAGGCTGCACGCTGTCGTCAAACGCCACGATCTCGCTGGACTGGCCCCATTGCGGCATGTCGTGCGTCACCGTCACCACGTCGCCCAGCGCCGGAATGAAGCCTTCCATCTCGGTCGTGAAGGAGACGAAGCGGCGCCGGTAGCGGTTGCAGGCCGCCATGTACATGCCCTCGCGCCAGGCCTGGGCGCGGCTGGTGACGCCCGGCAGCTTGAGCTTGACCGGCTGCAGCGCCTGCGAGCCCGGCAGCGCGGTGCGCACCGTCTTCCAGGCCCAGCCGTTGCGATCAAAATACTCGACATCCACAGCGTCAGCCTGTTCCTCGCTGGGCATCTTGTAGCTCAGCGTGAAGCTGTTGCGCGCCATGTTGCGCGGCGTGAACATGCCGGCCGGCAGCGCTTGCTGGCTGTCGCGGTAGACCCGCAGGATGCCGCCCTGCAGGAACGGAAAGGCTCGCCCGGTGCGTGCCACGGTCTGCAGCGCCTGCCAGATGGTGGTTTGGCTGTCGAACACGATGTTGCACTCGTCGCCCCGTTCGGCCCATTCGGCAGCCAGGGCCTGCAGTCCATCGAGGTCGATCCGGCCGTCTGGCAGGTTGGCGCCGTAGGAGGCACGCGCGATGTCGGCCAGCGCCCAAGCCGGATTGGCCGTGGCGATCGGGGCCGACCAGCTGCTGCCATTCCAGGTTGGCAGCTTGCGCGTCACCAGAGCGTTGATCTTGCGCGAGGCCAGGCTGGACAGGTTGTTGGAGGCCCGCATGCGCAGGGCCAGCAGCGTCAGGTCGCCATACTGATTGCCGCCGACCAGGTAGGTGCGCAGCGAGCCCCAGGCAATCTCGTTGGACTCACGCGTGCCGGTCAGCTTCACATTGGTGCGAGTGACGCGCACCTCGTATCGCCCATGCGTCACGTTGTAGCGATAGCTCACGCGCTGCGGCGTGGTAGTGGCGGCGGTCAGCGTCTCGTAACCCATGACAACCCAGGATCCGATCGGGCTGCCGTTTTCATCGATCTGGCGCGCCTCGACCGTCCAGGTGGCCGATCGAGGGGACAGGCTGCCGCTACTCTCGGCAAAGTAGAGGCCACGCGGGGCAATGATGTCAATGCCGATCACGTCGGCCAGGGTGCCGGATGCATTGGCCACGAACGGCCCCAGCGCCTGGCTTTGCAGCAGCTCCTGGCCGCCGACCTCAATGCTGGTGGTGACCTGGGTCGGGAACAGCGTGACGGCCTCGCCGGGTTGCACGATCTGGTACTCGATCTCCTCGAAATTCTCGACCGGCGTGTCCTCGATGCGGATCGCCTCGATGTCGTGCTGCCCTTGCCCAATCACGTGCAGCTGGTAGAGATACTGCTCGTTGCCGCCGTACTCGATGTACGGCTGGGCGGCGAAATCGGGGTACACGATGTGCCTGCCGTACACCACCGGGATGGGGCCGCCCAGGCGCGCCTGGTTGCCACTGGAGGCTAGGCTGTAGGTGGGGCTGGCGGCCTGGGCATTGCCCCAGCTGCCGGCGTCCATGCGTGGCGGTGGTATCAGCGCATTCACCAGCACATTGCCGGCGGTCATGATCAGGGCGGTGCCGATGGCAGCTTGTCCAGCCGTGGCAGCCGCAGCCGACCCAGCCAGCTTGGCGCCCAGCGGGCCGCCATAGGTGTAGGCCAGGTACATCACCGCCAGCGTGGCCAGCAAGCGCAGCGGATTGGACCCTCCATCACCCCTTGGCAGCACCACAAAGGCCACCACATCGCCATCACGCACCTTGCGCCCCCACTCGGCGCGCAGCACCGGGCGGCCATTGAGCAGGCAGATGTGAGGCTGCTGGGTGCGCGGCGCCAGGGCGCGCAAGCGGCGCCGACGACGCAGCTGAATCACTTCGCGCGACTGCTGCGGACGGATCGGGTCGCGGCAAATGATCAGGGAGGCCTTCATGCGCCAGCCTCCTGGGCGCAGACGTCCCGATGGCGGTAGGTGCGCAGCAGATTCCAGCCCTGCAGCCTGGCCTGCTGCGGCGTCTGGGCTATGACGCCAGCCCCGTCGAGCGAGTGCAGCACACGAAGGCCTGCCGGATCGACCCACAGGCCCACATGGTGCGGTCGACGCGCATGCCCCATCAGCACGACATCGCCCTCGCGCGGATCGTCGACCTCGATCCAATCGCTCAGGTCGTAGTCGTGGATGGCATGGGCGCACGACAGCAACCTGCCCGCATCCAGCGGGACCAGCGGAATGACGACGCCGTAGCGCGCGCGGTAGACCTCGCGCACGAAGGCGTAGCAGTCCTGGCCGTCGGCGCTCCAGGGGCGGCCGATGTAGGTGGTGGCCCAGTGCGGCGCCGTCATGCGATCAGCCCCGGGAATCGCTGGCCGTCGTAGGACTGGCCAGGGAACTGGCGGTTGCCATAGTCGCCAAAGCTGGCGCGGCCACGGATGGCGAACACGTCGGCCTCCACGTCATGCAGCACCAGGTGCAGCGGCGGGTCCATGCTGGGCGCACTGGTGTCGCTGCTCAGATAGGGGCGATAGGTCACCTCGATCAGATCGTCGCTGTTTGCCGCCTGATCCATGTAGGCCACCACCTCGGCCGACGCATTGTCAATCTCGATTTCCAGCTCCGGCATGCCGGTGCTCTGCACGTCGGGCAGGCGGAAGCGGAAGGCAAATGGCGCGAATTCGACCGACTGCCCGGCATCCAGCGGCGCACTGGTCTCGAGCGTGGCCGTCAGCGTGGCATGGTCGCAAACCACCCTCAGCGGCTGAGTGAAGCCAGGATGGCGCAGCTCCAGCGTGTGCAGGATCACCTCGGCGCTCGGCGCGCTGGCGTAGGCCTCGGCCAGGGCCTGGGACATGGCAATATCGGTCACAGCGGCCACTCCTGTCGCAGCGTGTCTCCCGCCTCAGTCAGCAGCAGGGATTGCCCCGACTCGATCAACAAAGCCCCACCCGCAAGCGCCAGCGGTCGGTTGCGAACCTCCAGCGTCGCCGATACCTCGTAGTGCCAGCCGCTCAGCAATCCAGCCTGCCAGGGCTGGATGAAACGTGCCTCGACCTGTTGCAATCCGCGCCCGTTGCGCAGCGTGACCAAGAACCAAGCAGCTCCCGCATCGACTGCGCCGTCATACCAGGCCTCGAGCAACTCCATCTGCTCCTCGGTCAGGATCCACTTGACCGGGTACAGCGTCGGCGCGGTCGTGAAGCGGCGGCGCTGACGTGCAGGCCCCTGGTCCATGTCGGTGCGCACAAAGGCCGCCTGCGGCTGGATCGAGTAGCCGTCCACCTCTGGGGCGGGCAGAAAGCTGGGCCAGACTGCCGTCATCGCATTGCCCCCATGGACGGGTTAAGACCGTAGCGGCGCTCGAGCACGGGCGCCATGCCTCCGCCTCGCGCCACGCGCTGCGCCATGCCGGCCTCAACCTTTTCGACCAGCACGTCGATCACGGTGTTGCCCATGGCGTCGGTGCTGGCCGTGGCGCTGGCTTGCGTGTCGCGGCCGGCGGTGTTGTTGACCACGATGCTGACCCGCGGGCTGGCCCCGGCGCCCGCATTGGGCGTGACACTGCCGCCCTGGCTGCCCATCATCAGATAGGTCTTGCCTGCAGTGTGCAGCAGCTCGGGGCCGCGCTCGGCGACCTGGTACAGGCTGCCCGACGAGACCGATCCGCCGGAGGCCCGGCCCGGCAAGGTGCCGAATCCGTTGTTCAGGTTGATGAAGTTGTCGAGCGGATCGCCCGGCATGGCATTGGCCACGCCGACGCCGACCGATCCGCTCATTATCCCGGCCAGGGCGTTGAACATGGTCTGGCGGATGATCATGCGCGACAGGTCGGCCACGATGCTGTTGGCCAGGTCGGAGAACGACAGCTTGCCGGTCTGCGCAAAGCGCACCAGAGAATCCTCCATGCCGCGCAGCGCGTTGCTAGTCAGCGTCTCGGTCTGGCCGAACAGGTCGGCCGCGCTGTAGCGGTAGTTGGCCACCGCCTGGCTCAAGCCCAGCATGCCGCCGCTGCGCAACTCGTCGACGCGGCCGTAGTAGCGCTCGTTGGCCTCGAGGGCGCGCTCCAGGGATGCCTCGATGTCGGCCATGCCATCCTTGTAGGCCTGGGATTCGAGCGTCTTGTTCTTGGCCGCCTCCTCGGTCAGCTGGCGGCTGAAGCGCGCATACTCCCGCTCGATCTTGACCCGGCTGGCCAGGCGCTCGGCCGACTGACTGCCCATTCCGATCACGGACAAGCGGTCATCGTACTGCTCGCGCTGCGAGGCCAGGGAGTCGGCCATGGTGCGGCGCAGGCCCTCTGCCTTGGCCTGGGTCTGCTCCAAGGCCTTGGCGTAGGCCTCTGCCGCCTTGGCGGCGTCACGCTGGGCGCCGGTCTGCTTTTCCACGGCCAGCGCGGCATCCAGATCAGTCAGGATGCGCTGCTTCTGCTGCGCGGTCAGCTTGCTGCTGGCGCGCTCGAGCTCGGCCTTGACGTCGGCGGCCAGCTTCTCGCCGGTCGACAATTCCTTGCCAGCGTCCAGCTCGGCCTTCTGGGCGGCGGCGAAATCCTGCACCCTGGCAGTCAGGCGGGCGTAGGTGCCATCCTTTTCCTTGGCGCTTTCCTTGAACTGATCGCGCAACGCCTTCTCGCCAGCCGCCACGTTGGCCGCACTCAGCGCGTCCGAGTCGGGATTGGCCAAGCGGATGCGGTCCAGGTTGGCGCGGTACTCCTTGAGCGCCTTGTTGAGCTGCTCCTGCTTGCTCAGGCCCTTGTCCTGCAGCCTGCCGACGGCCTCGAGGGCTTTGATGGCGGCGTCATCGGCCACCTGGCGCTCGCGCTGCTGCAGGGCACTGCGGTCGCGCAGACGGATCAGCTCGCGCAGCGCCTCGATGTCGTCCTGGGCGCGGCCGGCCTGGATGCCGCGAACCTCCTCAGTGATCCGCCAGGACCCTATGCCCTGGATCTCCGCCAGCTTGGCTTGGGCGGCCTGCAGCTTTTCCTCGAGCGAGTCAGGGCGGCCAATGTTCAGGAAATAATCCCAAGCCTTTTTGGCTGCGCTGCCAGCACCATTCCAGGCCCGCTCGATGGAGCCCAGATTCTGCTCGATGCTGCGCGACCGCTCGTTCATGGCGGCCGCGTAGGAAGCCTGGGCCAGCTTACCAGCCTCCAGCGTGCGGCCCTCGTCCTCGAGCGCCTTGATCTGCTCGTAGGTGGCTGCGGTCAGGTAGCGCTGCTCCTCTGTGAGCTTGCGCGATGCCTCTGCCGGCGCCTTGCCCAGCTCAGCAAAGGCCTTGACGGTCTGCTCGACCGGCACGCCGAGCGACTTCTCCATGGCGGCAGCCGTGGCGGTTAACTGCTTCAGGTCTCCAGCCGCCACCTGGCCAGTGGCCGCCAGCTGGGTCATGATCTCGGCCGCCTTGCCGGTGGTCATGCCCACCTCGCGCATGGACTGCGCCATGGCCGCCATCTGGTCAGCCGACGTGCCGGCAATGTTGCCGCTCATCACCAGCGCCTTGCGGAACTGGTCGGCCTCTTGCGAGCCCTTGTAGTAGGCATAGCCGAGCGCGGCAGCAGCCGCCGCCGCCAGGGTGAACGGGCTGACCAGGCCGGCCACATAGCCGCCTACCGCCCGGGCAGCAGGGCCGATGCCGCCAAACATGTCCTTGAGCTGTCCGCCCTGCTGCAGCAGCACGGTCAGCGGCTGCTGGCCGGACGCCAGGCTGGTGACGACGTCCGTCATCTGCGCCGGAATCATGCGCATCGAAGCCGCCGTCTGTGCCGACGATCTGCCAAAGTCGTCCAGACTTCTGCCCGTCGACTGCAGTCCGGCCTCGACCTGCTGGGCGCCCGACAGCGTCAGGCGGATGCCGATTTCCTGGTTTGCCATCAATCAGCTCCCACCGCGCTCGCGCGCCTCGCGCCACACACCCAGCGCAGCCAGTTCCATTGCATGCAGTAGCCGGAAAAGCCCGGATCGCACGCGGCGCGGAATGCGTCGCAGCTCCATGCAGGCCTGCACACCGGCATAGTCCAGGCCAGTCTTGCCGTCAAAGCCGACGCGCCACTGGGTCTGGACTTCGAGCCAAAGGCGCCAGGCGCGCTCGTTTTCCGGCCAGATCCACGTGACCTCATCCATGCGACTGGCGCACTCATCCGCCAGGTGCAGACCAAATGCAGCCAACGCGGCGCGCACTTCAGCATCGGGCTCTGGATGGCTGTCAGGGTCATGGTCAAGCGGATCTACGTTGAGCAGCTGGCCGGCTGCAAGCAACCGGGCCAGCTCAATCAGTTTTTTTCTCTGGCCTCGACCTCGCGCAGGTAGCCGTTGAAGGCCAGCCGCGCCACGCCCGGCCTGAGCAGCAGTTGCTCGAGCAGATCGGGGGCAAACGGCAGCGGGTTGCCGTCTGCATCCAGCACCGACTTCCAGCCCTGCACTACGTGCTGCAGGAACTCGATGACCGTGCGACCCTCAACGGCCTGATCGATCTGCCTCTGGTTTAGGCGCTGACATACCAGCGAGAACTCGAAGCGCTCGGCGGCGCCGGCTTCTCCCGTCTCGACCCCCTTGACGACGACGGTCAGAATGTTGCCGGGCATGAGCTTGATGGGCATGCGGTCTCCTCCCTTATGCCACCACAATGCGCAGGTCGTCGTTGCCGGCCGACGGCAGGCAACGCAGATCGAAGGTCATGTGCGGTCGACCCTCGTAGTCGACTCGCTTGGGGTTGATGCGCTGCACCGACGGCGCAAACAGCAGCACCTTTGCGCCAGCGGTCGTGCCATGCTCAAAGCTCAGGCTGCTTAGCGTGGCGGCATTAATGTCGGTGAAGAACGACACCTCGTTGGCCGTGGTGAGCTCCAGCTGCATCGAGCCGGTGACCATGCGGTTGGTGATATCCACTGCGGTGCCGTTGAGCAGCTCGATCTGCTTGACCTCGTTGCCCAGATCCAGGTTGATGCCGCGCGAGGCGTAGGCGGTGCCACCCGACACAGCGCCCGCGCTGTAGGTTCCGCCGAACTTGATGTCGCCGGAGTTGGTGTCCGTGATCACCAGCGGCGCTTTCCAGGCAGTGGTCGTCAGTGTCGGGTTGGTGGCCTCGGCCACACCGCCATCGATGCCGGTGAAGCTGAATTTCAGCGTCGGGCGCTCGCCAATGCCCAGGCCCAGCTGCACGTTACCCATGCACCCCAGGGCCTTGTGCTGCACGCCGTCCACGCTGTAGTAGATGGTGGCCGACTTCAGCGATGCTGAGATCGGGTTGTACTCCACCCGGCTGCCAGCAGTGACGGTCTCTGCCATGGCGCAGGCCTGCAGCAAGGCACCCCAGGCCGGGGCCGTGCCAGCCGTGCCAGATCCAGACAGCTCGACGGTAAAGCCCATCTGCACGAAGCGCGTGCCTACCAGTTGAGCATCGCCGCCCATGAAGCCCTTGATCAGGCTGCGATCGACGTTGTTGTAGACGTAGTCGATCGAGACTTCCGAGATCAGCATGGCATTGGCCGTGCCGGTCGGCAAGGCATCCACGCCGCTGGTGGTCTCGACCTTGGCCAGAATGGCCGAGTTGCGAAGGGTACGTGCCATGTCGGCTTACTCCTGGGTCGGCGCGGGCGGTTCGGCCGGCGCCAGGTCTTCGGATAGATCGACGGCCCGATCGACGCGCAGCAGGCTGCCGTCGGGTTGTCGCAGGTAGGTGCCGCCCTCCTGGGGCAGCGCGTCGGAGGTGTTAGCAGGCATGTCAGCTCCAGGATTGCAAGGTATTGACCGGCGTGCGGTGCAGCACCTGCAGCCGGATCACGGCGCAGGCCAGCGGGGTCTCGAGCTCATCGAATTGCCGGTCGACTGTCGAATCCACCTCGATGGCCATGACGCCCAGCTGGCCAGCCTCAAGGGTGCGAACTCGTGCCCAGACATCCTGCAGCAGCGCATCGACCGCCCCCGAAGGGTCGGAACCGACTTGGCCGCGCACATAGCATTCGACCGCCATCCGGGTCGTCCAGTCCAGCGCGCCCATCACGGCTTCGCGCGAGCTGGACTGCTCCAGCCGCACCACGACCGCACTGGAGCGCCCTGCCGGCAGCGGCTGCAGCCGGTTGGCGTACACACGGCCGTCGGCCAGCGCCGGGGCGGCACTCAAGGCGCCTACCACGGCCACCAGGATGGAGCTGAAAGCGGTGCTCACGAGGTCACCTGCTCCAGCACCAGTGTGCTCATGCCAGTGCCATCAGGCTCGTGACTGACTACCTGGTACAACACTCCGCGCACCGTGACCGACCGACCCACAACGTCGGACGGGATCCCGTTCGACGGCAGCTTGAAGGTCGGCCTGGTCGACTCGAATCCCATCGACCCGATGTCACTCTGAGCGTAGGGCTGGTCGAAGATGCCTGCCACCTCGCTGCCGCCATCAAACGTGGCTACGGCGTTGGCCAGGCGCGCAAACACCGCGCCGGTAACGCGAGACTCCAGGTCGGCGAAGCTCGGTGCCATGGCGTCAGGTCGCTCAGCGCGCCTCGTTCAGCAGGATGCGGGCAGTGGTCGCACCAGACGACTTGGCGGCCACGGCCACGCCCACCTTGAGGTTGCTGGTCGACGTGGTGGTCAGGCGCTTGTTGGTGTTGTCCCAATACAGCAGGTCACCGACCGCTGCGGTGTCGGTGGACAGCGCGGTCACGTCGTAGACGCCTTCGACTTGCAGCTCGAGCGTCGCGCCGTTGGCAGCGTCGCCAGTGGCGATGCCGAACAGAGCAGCGCCCACTTGGACGCCCTGGCCAGAGGTCACGGGATAGGGAGCGGTCACGGTGATGACGTCGCCGTCTTGCACTTGGTTTTTCATGGGGTTTCTCCTGGAAGGTGGTGATCAGCCCCGCCGACTGACGGGGCCTTGCTCATCAGGCGCCGGCGCCCTTGTAAAGGCCGCGGTAGTCGATCGCCTTGGCGGCGAAATCCTCGCGGCACTTGTACGAGACGCCATCGACCTCGAAGCCCACTTCGGACTCGATGACCGGGCCCTCGGCGCCGTCCAGGTAGCAGTACTCGACCGTGTCGACCTGGCCGCTGTTGGCTGCCAGATACCAAGCGCTGGAGCTGATGCCGTCCAGGATCGGCTCGACGATCGGCTCGACGCTGGTGCGGCCACCGGCGCGGAACTCGTTGGTGTCGGCCGGCTTGGCCGGGACGTAGTTGGCACTGGTCAGCTGATAGGCGGTCGCCTCGAGGGCGGCCGGCACGATCAGATAGGATGGCGACAGGTTGAGCTCCTCGCTGGCCAGACCCTTCTGCAGGCGCATCGCGGTGCGGCCGGCGCTCAGGGCCGACAGCTGCAGGGCGGAGCCGGCGCCGGTGCCCAGGTTGGCATGGCTGGTGTGGAACAGCGCGGTGCCGTCGCCCATGTTGGCGTTGTCGGTCAGCTGCGAGTAGACCAGGCGGTTTTCCAGGCGGCGGGCGCTGAAGCCAAATGCGGTCACCAGACGGTCGAAGGCGCGCAGGTCGTCGTTGATGATGGCCTGACGGGTCAGCGACACGATGCGGCCATAGGTGATGACCTGGTAGGTTTCCTTGCCGTCGGACATCGAGCCGTACTTGAACTCGCCGTGCTCGTTGGTTTGCAGCAGGGCCGGGGCACCAGACAGGCTGGTGACCTGGATCGACTTGAAGTCAGGCGCATTGGGGGCACGGCGAGCCCACAGTGCGTAGGTGCCGGGGTTTTCGTCGTAGGCGCCGCGCAGGCGCTTGTTGGCGACGTTGGCGAACAGGCTTGGGAAGTCGCTGGTGCCGTGCGCACCGCCAGCGCGGAAGTGCAGCATTCGGGTGGCCAGGGACAGGCGATCCAGGCCGCGAGTGCTGACGCCGTGGGCCTCAAGGAAGTCGCGACCCATTTCCAGCAGCGACATGCCGCGATACTGCTTGCCGTTGTCGTCCAGCTTGGTGCTGGCCGCCACGCGGTGCAGGATGGCCTGCCCGATGCCGGCCATGCGGACCTGCATTTCGTCCTGCACGGTCTCGATGCCGCGCACGTTGCGGTGACCGCCCATGGCGGCGTCGCGCTTGACCAGCTCGTCGAGGATGGCGGCGCGCGCCTGGTCAACAGTGCTGCCGCCCTTGATCAGGTTCGAGGCCAGCTGCGGCGTGCCGTGGCGCGCACACAGGTCGGTGATGTCGGCTGCGCGCTGCAGGATCGCGGCGGCGTCGACTGCCGGCTCGGCGGCGCGCTGGGCGACTGCGGGCTGAGCTGCGACAGCAGCGGGTTGAGCCGGCGCAATGGTGGTGCCGGCGGGGTTCTGATCGTCTACTTTCATTTGACGGGTTCCTTGAGAAAGTTGATTTCCGGCTGACGGGCCCGCCGTGGGCGCATTTCGGGTGGCAAGCTCGATGAACTCGCACGGGTACTGACGCAACTGCTGCGCCTGGTCGTCGGCTGGCTGTTCGCCAGCGGACCGCAGGATCTGGCTGTCCATGTCGGCCGGGATCGGCACCAGGGACACCTCCATGGGCTCCCAGTCGATCACGCGGTAGGTCCAGAGCTCGCCCTCGTTCTCGGGCGGCACCATCTCGACGCGGTGGCGGACATAGCCGACCGAGACGCTGCGAATGATTCCGTCCTGCACGTCCTGGACCACGCCAGCCACCGAGTCACGGCGGCTGAAAGTAGCGGTGGCGGTGCCGCGACCGGCTTCGATCTTGGGGTCCTCGACCACGCCGAGCTGGTGCTCGAGTCGATACGAGCTGTGCGTGTCCAGCAGCGGAATGCCGCGCTTGAAGCGGTCCATCCGGATCGAGCTGTCGTCGACCACCAGAACCTCGTTGTAGGCCCGCTCGCGCCAGTAGTCGTAGCGTCGCACCGCAGCGCCGGCCGAGAACACGATTTCCGCCGTGGCAGGTGGGGCATTCTCATTGGCACCGGGCGCGGCGCGGTTGAAGTTGCGCACTTCCATCGCACGGCCGGCAATCGGCAGCTCATGGCGACGGGTGGCGGCGGTTGATGCAGTGGCTTTGCTCATGCTGCCTATCGTGCAGATTGAGGTGTGCCAAGTTCAGGAAAACTGGCACAACTTGCATCAGGCCTTGCTTTGCCCCTGCGCCATACCCATGGTGCGGCCCTTCTGCAGCATCAGCAGCAGATCCAGCGTACCGTCGGCTTGCAGGCGCTCCATGTCGCTCTTGAGCTCCTGAAAAACCAGCTCGGGCTTGTAGCCGCGGCGGCGCAGCTTCTCGCTGATGCTGCTCAGGCCGCCGCTGATCTCGTCCAGGTCGGCCGCGACATCCTGCACCGGGTTGACGTAGTCCCACTTTGGCGTCGCCCAGTCGCAGGCCGTGGGGATGCGGCCTTGCACCGACCCGGTCAGCTCCAGCGCCTGCAGGAAGGCGCGCCATATCGGCTCGCACAGCTTGGGCACCAGCAGCAGCCACTGCAGCTGCTCGGCATTGCGGCGGAACTCCAGCATGGCCACGCGCGCGCTGCTGAAGTTGACCTCGCGCACATCGCCCGTCAGCATCTCGTAGGTGATGCCCATGCCAGCGGCGATCAGGTGCAGCTGGTGCTTGACGTACTCGACGTACCCTGGCGCCGCCTTGGGCTCGACCACGGTCAGGTTCAGGCCGCTGGGCACCTGCACGATGCCGCCGCCGGCCAGGTTGCCCAGGCTGCCGTCACGCCGGATCTCGGCCTCCGATCGCTGATCGTTGGGGTCGAAGCTGCCCATGGCGGCCGGGTCGCCGCTGGCCAGCACGGACAGACGGGTCTCGAGGTTCTTGCGCTGCAGCTCGGCGTCCTCGTACACCTGCAGGTCACGCACTCGGGCGATCACGGGCGCCAGCCTGCTGACGCCGCGGCCCTGACCTGGGCGCTCCGGGTTGAACAGGTGAATGATGCTGGACGCCGGAACCGGGTAGCTGGCCGATCGGCCGCGACGGTAGCGCACCACCTCGCCGGGGTGCTGGTCGAACAGCCAGTACGCCACCACGCGACCCAGCGGATCGCGCTCGATGCCGCTGACGATGTCGTTACCACCGTTGGTGCCGTTCTTGCTGGTGTCCAGCCAGTCGATCTCCAGCAGCTGCAGCTGCAGCGGCACCGGAAGGCCATCCTCCAGCCGGCGCGTGCGCAGGCGGATCAACACCTCGCCATCCTGCTCCATGGCCCGGTAGGCGGCAGCCTGCAAGCCGTAGAGATCCAGCCGGCCATCAGCGTCGGCAACCTTGACCCACTCGTCCCAGATTGCATCGATCCGGGCCGCCTGCGGGCTCAAGCTGCGCGGCACGATGCCGGTACCGACCATGTTGGCCACCAGCGACCCCAGGCCGTGCGCAATGTAGGGCACGTTCTGCACCAGGGCGCGGGCGCGCACGCGCAGCTCGTTGGCATCCATGGCGTGATCGGTGTTGGCACTGGCGCCGGGCCGCTTGGGCCGCCAGCCATCGCGCCGGCTGGCTCCCTCGTAGGCGCGCTGCAACAGCTCGCGGGCGGTGTGGCGACGCAAGCCGCGCACCGGGTCAAAGGCGCCGATCAGGCGATCAAAAAGGTTGGCCATGCTCAGTCCCTCGAGGTGGAAAAGCCCACGCGGAACACCGCGCGGCGCGGCGCGCTGGCATCGCGCTGCAGCACGCTGGACACGTGCTCGCGCGCGGCCTTGAGCTCCGAAATGCTGCGGTACTTGACGCGGCGGCCGTTGACCTCCACCTCCAGCTCGCCCGTGGCGATCGCAGCGTCCAGGTTGTCAATGTCTTGTGATGTCAGTGCCATGCTGGTTTCCTATCCATCAAGACAAACTAGCGGCACGGCTGTGCCATTTCCCGGAAAGCTGGCACAGTTTTCACCTCACCAGGCTGCTTGATGATTCGATAGACCGTACGGCGGCTGATGCCCAGCCGGCGCGCCACCTCGGTGGCGTTGCGGCCGTTGAACAGGGCCAACACCTGTGCCACCTGCTGCTGCCGTGCCGTGGCAGGGCGGTTGGCAATGTAACACTCCTCACCACGAAACTCCTGCCGCACCTTGACCTTGAGATGGCACACGCTGCCAGACACCTCGGGCAGCTCCTGCGCGATGTAGTCAAAGATCCGGTCTACCAGGTCGGGCTCGGCATCAAACAGCGGTTGGGTTTCGGGCATTTTTCGTGATGGATGACTGGTTACCAGCTGCGCGCAAACGCCGTGGCCTGAGACTGGCGACGCTGGATAGGTTCGGATGAAGAGGTGGCCTGATGAGTCTGTGCAGGAGCCTGAACAGGCGCCGCCGACTGGTTGGGAATAGGCATCGAGAACAGATCCGCCGGCGGCTGCACCGCCTGCTCGATCTGCTGCCAGCGCCGGTCGGTGTGGCTGTGCAGCCCCAGGCGCATAGCCGCATGCAGCGCGTAGTTGCGGCAGTCCAGCACCTCGTTGCGCGGGCGGCGCTTGACCCACTTGTAGGTCTCCTTGCCGCCGGCGCGGGTCAGGATGCGCTGCTCGGCGGTCAGCTGCTCATACCACTCGCGCGGCAGGTCGGCGCTGAAGTGGACAAATCCCGGACCAGGCTGCTCGATCGACAGCTGGCCCAGCAGCAAGTCCTTTGCCGAGTCGACGCCGACATTCCAGAGCTTGATGCCGTTGGCCCACTTCTGGCCGCGCCAGTTGACCTCCTGGCTGCTGCTGGGCCCCAGCACCGGCACGCCCTCATCGCCACGACCCTTGACAGCCGACAGCGTCGGTAGCCGGTGCTGCGCCATGCGCGCCCAGTTATAGACGGCGTGCGTCTGGTCGGACGAGTCGATGCTGATCGCGCTGATCCCCAGGCTGCCGCCGTGCCAGGCCTGCTGGTAGCGGCGCTGCAGGTAGGCGGTGACCTGCTCCCAGTCCGACTCGCTGGCCGGGTTGCCCTCGATGACATGGTGATCGACCACCCAGCTCTCCAACCCACGTCCCCAAGCCCAGACGGCAATCTCCCAGCGGTCGCGCTGCACGTCGATGCCGGCGGTCAGCACCAGGCCGCCCGCCGGCACAGTGCCCAGCGTGTAGGGCTCGGCGCGCGCCTGCAGCGCGTGGTCGTCGGTGCGGTCGCCGCGCTCCTCCCAGGTCTCGGCCAGCACCGTGTTGGTGAAGGTCTTGAGCTTGCTGATGTCGCCCTGACGCTTTGCGACCGCGGCCTCCTGCCACTGGTTGACCAGGTCGGCCCAACTGATCCAGCCCAGCGGGGCATAGAGCGCGCTCATGTGGTAGCCGGTCGCCTTGTCGCCACGCGCGGCCGTCTTGGCCGGCACCCAGCGGCCGGCTGACAGCATTCCGGGCTTGTGGTGCTCCTGGATCTCGGCGCCGCAGTGCTGGCAGACGTAGCGCACGGTAGCCAGATCGGGCGAGCCGTCGGCCAGCTTGTCCCACTTCAGGCCGTGCGGCTTGTCGGCGCCCCACTCCAGCACCTGGTAGCACTCGCAGTGCGGACACGGCACCTGGAAGCGGTTCATGTTGGTGGCCAGGTAGGCCGATTCGATCCGGCTGAAGTCCTTGACCGTGGGGGTGGACACTTTCAGCACCTTGCGGCGCGCAAAGGTGCTGGTGCGCTTCTCGGCCAGCGCGACCGGGTCGCCCTCGCCGTCGACATCGAGCGGGTAGGCGTCGATCTCGTCCAGGAACAGGTAGCGCACCGGCATCGAGCGCAGGCCGGCGGCGCTGTTGGCCCCGCTGACCACCAGCACGCCACCAGCAAAGTCCTTCATCAGCGTGGTGTTGGCGTCGTCGCGGCTGCGGTTCTCGCGCACCTTGCGGCGCAGGGCCGGCGTCTCCTCCAGCATGGGCGCGATGCGCTGCCGGCTGAAGCGCTTGGCCATGTCGGTGGTCGGCTGCACGCACATCACCGGGCCGGGCTCGTTGTCGATGATGTAGCCCAGCCAGTTGTTGCCCGACTCCGACTTGCCCAGCTGGGCTGCGAACATCACCACCACCTCCTGCACCGTGCTGCGCGCCGACAGGTCATCCATGATCTGGCGCAGGTAGGGGGTGCGATCGGTGCGCCAGGGGCCAGGCTCGCTCGAGGCCTTGCCCGACAGCATGCGGTTGGCGTCCGCCCACTCGCTGACGGTGATGCTGGCCGGAGGCCGCAGGAACTCAGCCACCAGGTCGGCGACCAGCGCCTCGGCGCGCTCCAGGTCGGACAGGTGGCGAGCACTGGCGACCGCTGTCATTGCGCCGCCCCCAGCTTACCCAGCGGGTCGCGGCTGAGCTCGATCAAGGCCTGGCGCAGCTCGTCGTCCAGCACGCGGCTGACGCGGTCAAGATCCGACTCGGCGGCCAGCACGGGCGCCAGGCGGTGCGGCAGCTGCATCAGCGCGTCGCGGGTGCTGGCGATGCGCCGTGCCCAGGCGGCACGGATGGCGTCAACGCGGATCAGCTTGCCCTCGAGCTCGGCTTCGCGCATCTCGGCCAGGTTGGCCTCGGCGATCTCGCGCCGGGTGCGCGCCATCTGGAAGTCCTCGTCGCCGAAGTCACCGGCCGGCGGCAGAGCGATGGGCGGAAAGGCCTGAGCCGGCGCCGGGATGCTGATGCTCGCCGCAGCCTCGTCGCGCTGCGGCACCGAAGAGCGCTTGCGGGCGGCGATGTTCTGCCGGGCCTCGCGCCAGGCCTGCGCAGAGGCCACAGAATCCACCGGCATCCCCTGCTTTTTCAGCTTGGTGATGGCGGCCGGCGACAGCCCCAGGGCGATGCCCAGCGCAGTCTGACTCAAGGCCTTTTCACCACTCATTTCACTTTCACCCTTTACTTTTGCCACCCACTAGCG